TCTTGGGTGCAGTGTCTGACTAGCTTTGGCGCTAGCGAATATCTAGGCCAAGGCCTTACGACAAATTCGCAAAACCGCATTGTCGGCCTAGTCCTGATCAATATATTTTCAGGCAGGGGCGTTGGCCCAGGAGCGAACTATGTGATTGGTAAACGCATTCGGGATTTGTATAATCGAGTTATTGTGTCGGGGGTTTTCTTCGACGCTCCTATTGGCCCAGAGGCACTGGCTTCGCCAGCTCCCGAGGGCTATTTCCAAACCCAGGTCCGTGTGACCTTTGAATCCATCGAGGAACTCTGACCATGGCCACCATTCGAGGCGAATCCGGCTCAGTTGAATTTGAGACCGGCAGTGGCAGCCTTGCCCAAGTTGTCGGCACTCGCAGCTGGAGTCTGTCAATCACTAAAGAAACCTTGGACACCACTGTCCACGGAAATACTTTCCGTCAGTTTGTTGGCAGTCTTGTCAGTGGCTCCGGCACTGTTGAGTTGGTTTACGACCCCGACGCAACTGGCCAGGCTGGCTTCATCGAAGACATCGTCAAAACAGGCGATGCTGCTGATGCCTCGTTTGAGTTGTTCACCACTGGCACCACCAACGGCACTGATTCGCTTTCTTTTGGCGGCATCATCACTGACATGGAAATTACTTCTACTGTTGGTGAATTGGTTGTTGTCACCTGTAACTTCATCACCAGCAGCACTATCACTTCTAACCTTGAGTGATAAGGCTATAGTTTGAACGTATTGTTCAAGCTATTAAATGCCTGCTTCTAAGCGATTTGTGGATGAGCTGGTTGAGGCTTTTGACCTTAACCAGCGCCGCAAATTTGTTTTGACGCTCCCGTCAGGCGCGACCCGCGATCTTTATTTCAAGCCGATCACACGGGCAGACCGCAAGAAAGCCCAGCAACTTGCTGGCACTGAAGAAGCTTTGGACATCTCCACGCAAATGCTTTGCCAAATGGCTGAGCTGGAAGATGGCACAAAACCATTTGCCTCGGCAGATGCGGCCAAGCTTCAACGCAGGCTGCCTGAGTCTGTGCTGAATGAGCTTGAGCTGTTCCTCTTTGGTCTTGGCGAGGAAACAAGCATTGAAGACGCAAAAAACGACTGAAGCAGGACAGCTGGACTTACTTTGAGTTCTTCTTGGCCTGCGAACTTGGTATGACCGTAAGCAGGCTTCGCACAGAGTTGACTGATGCGGAGCTTGCGCATTTCGCCGCGTATTACGAAATCAAGCGAGATCAGGAAGAGAAAGCCGCTGATCGCGCTCGTCTCAGTCGGCGGTAACATTGAGGTATTACTAGGGCGGATCTGTGGCAGTCGAGTCCTCTGTACGCCTTAGGGTTGATGGCAGCAGTGCTGTCCGTGAACTTAATCGCGTTAACAAGGCCACTGGGGCCTTGCAGGGGGCAGTTGGAAAATTACTTGGCGGGTTTGCCGCTGCTGATCTCGCTAGGCGTTTTTTCAAAGGTTTTGCAGAGGCAGAAAAAGCAGCCGCAGCGGTTCGCACATTAGGAGTCGATTCGGGGAAGCTACGCCGTGAGCTTTTAGGTGTAAGCAATGAACTTGGGGGCCTAATAGGTCAAACGGAGTTAACTGCGGCTGCTTACGACGTGGCATCTGCTGGATTTACAAATGCGGCTGCTGCCGCCAATGTTCTTAAGGCTGCTAGCCTCGGGGCTATAGGAGGCCTTGCAGATCTCAACACAGTTGCAGACGCGACAACCTCTGTTCTTAATGCTTACGGGTTGAGTTCAGACAAGGCCGCGAAGTTAGTTGATGGATTTATACAAACCCAAAACGACGGTAAAATTATCGTTGCGCAGTACGCTGCACAAATTGGTCGCGTAGCTCCTGTCGCAGCTGCTGCTGGTGTAGGTATTGAAGACCTCAACGCAGCGATCTCAACAGTTACGGCGCAAGGTGTTCCTGTTGAGTCGACCTTCGCTGGTATTCGGCAAATTATTGCAGGTGTTTTGAAACCGACCGCTGAAGCGGCAAAGGTTGCGAAAACGCTAGGGATTGAATTTAACACTGCTGCTATTAAGGCCAAAGGTTTTGGCGGTTTTCTTGCTGACGTTGTTGAAAAGACCGGGGGCAGTGAAACTGCTCTTACGCAGCTATTCGGAAGCGTAGAGGCAATCAGCGCGTTGCTGCCTCTTACAAATGACGGACTTGTTACTTTTAACAAGAACCTTGACAATCAAGCAAATTCAGCGGGTGCGGCAAAAGACGCAACTAAAGAGCTTGGCGGCACTGTAACTTCTCAAGTTACAAAAATAGTAAACAATATAGGCAACGTTGCTAGGGCATTAGACACAGTTCTTGGGCCTGCCCTGAAGTTTATTTTACAGGATCTAAATAACATTATTTCCGCCGCTTCAACGGCAATTAGTAAGTTCACTGATCTTGCAACAGGCGCTCTTAGTAGATCAGCAGCAGCATTGCAGTTTGCCGCAAGCACTGGCACTACAAGCGAAAGTGCATTCACTTCGCTCAAAGAGGCGATTGGGACTTTGCGCCCGGAGTTGGCACAGTCTGAAACTGATCTTTTAAAGCTAGAAGGTGCTCTTGACGAAGCAGGCAGGGCTGCGTTGAGGTTTAGCGGGAAAAGTGATTTTGGCAGATTGCGCAATGAAGTATTAGACACAATCACTGCAATGCGTCAGTTAATTGTCAATAGACGTGAGGCTTTAGGAAAAGGATCACAACCTGCAGGCACTGCACCTGCTGGGACAGATCCAGAGGTCGAAGCATTACGAGCAAGAATCGAAGCACTGCTTGCTCAAGTAAACAGCAAAAGTGGCGCTAAAACACCAGAGCAAATTGCAGCTGACGCACTTAAAGATCAGCAAGAACGTGCTAAACAATTTTTGCATACTAAAAAACAAGAGGCTCTCTTAACGGGCAACATTACTGATAAGCAACGGCGTGGGCTAGAACATGTAATAGAAAAAATGAACCTTAGTAGGATGTTCCCGAAGCTGTCAGAAGACGAGCTGCAAGTTTTGCGAGATCAGCTCGATGTTAATTTCAATCTATCGGAGAAAGACAGAGAAAGAATTGCAGCGGCGAAGCTTCTAAAACAAGAGCAAGACGAGCAGTTGCGGCAATACAGAGAGATGGCAGATGTAATTGAGAACGGGATTAAGGGTGCAATCATGGGCGCGATCGACGGCAGCAAATCACTAGGCGAATCCTTGTCCGGCATCCTGCGCCAGCTTGGCGGGATGTTCCTAAACAAGGGCATCGGGTCCTTTAAAAACCAAGACGGGACAGGCGGCTCTGGAGTTCTTGGGATGTTTGCCAATGGTGGTCGCCCGCCTGTTGGCCGTCCTTCAATCGTTGGTGAGCGTGGCCCTGAGCTGTTTGTCCCAAGCCGTGCAGGCACGATCATTCCGAATCATGAGCTAGGCGGCAGCACCAGCGTTGTTGTCAACGTTGATGCTTCTGGCACTGAGGTCCAGGGCAACCAAGGCAACGCAGATCAGCTCGGCCGCTTGATTGGTCAGGCAGTGCAGGCAGAATTGATTAAACAGAAGCGGCCTGGAGGACTTCTTACACGCTGATGGCTACTTTCCCTTCAATCAACCCGACTTACGGGGCAAGCAAGCGCAGTCAGCCGACTGTGCGGAATGTGCAGTTCGGTGACGGCTATAGCCAGCGCCTGCGCTTTGGGTTGAATACTGATCTAAAGACTTGGAGCCTGAAGTTTGAGGTGTCAGAGACTGACGCCGACACCATTGAAACCTTCCTTGAAGCTCGTGGCGGAGCGGAACACTTTGACTGGTCGCCACCGGATGAAACTGAGACTTACAAGTGGATTTGCCAAGACTGGTCTAAGTCCATACCGTATTTGAACAGGGCAACGATCACAGCGACGTTCCAAGAAGTTATTGAGCCATGAGCACTGCTTTTGTTGAGCTACTCAACTCCGGCCCTTTTGCAATCATTGAGCTGTTTGAGCTGAAGCTGTTTCAAGATCTGCACGGCTCTAATGAGGAGTATTACTTTCACGCAGGCCGGAATCGTAAGACGACCGTGCCAAGCAACGCAGATGACATCCTTGATGCTTTCTCTATCAAATACGGCGGTCAGGCTTACATCCCGCTGCCGGTAGAGGCATCAGGGTTCGAGTTCAACGGTGATGGCACGCTGCCTAGGCCGACGATTCGCTTTGCGAACCTGCAGAGCCAGATGACAGCATTGCTGTTGGGCATTAATCAAATCACCCCTGGCAATGACCTTTCTGGCGCACGGGTGACAAGGATCCGCACTCTTAGCCGTTTTCTAGATAGCGATAACTGGGAGAACGGCGTTAATCCTTACGGCAACCCTGACTCTGGAGCAAACGCGCAACTGCCTAAAGAGACGTATTACATCGACCGCAAGGTTTCCGAAAACAGGGACTTTGTTGAGTTTGAGCTTGTGTCGTCCTTTGATATGGCGAACACAAAAGCTCCGCGTCGTCTTGTGATGCAGAACTTGTGTCAGTGGGAATACAAGAGCAAGGAATGTGGTTACACCGGCTCTGATGAGTTCACCATCAACGGCGTGGCGCTTTCGCGCTCTAATGCGACCGGCTTTGGTTATTCAACAAACCAAGAAAAACTGACTACCGGCTCAGAGTTGACGGAGGGCAATGCGCTGGTCTCCACTAATGGTTGGTTCATCGCAAAGGTTCAGGCCGATGGCAATTTTGTAATCTACAAAAAGCCAGGTGGATCCTCAGATCATTCGGTTTGGAGGACGGGGACAGAACGTGGCACAAATACAAATGGCTATACCTTGAAAATGCAGCCTGATGGCAACCTTGTTCTTTATAACGACGACGTTGCCCGCAATGACTACGCAGGCGGCTCTGTTGTTTGGGGTACTAAGACACATGAACTTGGGCAGATCTCCGCATTGACTCGCCTTAGCGTTGATGGCACTGACCAGTGGTATCCGCCTGATGTAGAGATCGGGCGCTCAGGGGCTTTTACTTGGGAGATCAAAGGCAGCAGCCCCTCAGCTGCAGGACAGACAACAACAGCCACGCACAATTTTGTAGATGCAGACCATGAGTTCGGCAGTCGCTCCGTCAACGTCACGTTTAACTTGACCTCAATCGCCATTCCTGCGGACCATTACTCAAAAGATCACAGCAATTACACGGGCTTTGGTTGGAACACAATTACAGGCATCACAATCAACAGTCAGACAGGCTTTTGGCGGAACAGCGAAGATTTTGTATTGAAAATTGCTCTGACCAGCAATAATCCTTTTGCGTCTAACCATCCGACAGAAGGCACGCTGCAAGAGGCTGGCGCTGGTTACAAGGTCACAGCAACTGGGCACACCACCAGGCAGCTGCGTCTCAAAGATGATGGCGTTCTTGTTCTTGAAAACTCCGATGGCAGCAACGCTGTATGGACCTCCGACAATGCACCAATCACAAGTGAGCCAGCAGTCGTCACAGGGACGACGACGCCGATTGAGGTTTCAGGTCAATGCGGCAAAACAATCCGCGACTGCCGTCTTCATTTCACCAATGACGATGGCTCTATTGGTGACGCAAACGGTGGACTGCCGTTTGGGTCGTTCCCTGCTGTCGGTCTAAACAACTGATGGAAGATTGGCAAAAAGCTGCAGTGCAGCACGCTGAGGCAGAAGCGCCTAAGGAGTGCTGCGGGTTGCTGGTCATGCTCGACGGTTCTGAGCACTATTGGCCGTGCAAAAACCTAAGCGATGAGGATGACGTTTTCATCCTTGACCCGATGGGCTACGCAGCTGCCGAGGACACTGGCAAGGTTTTAGCGGTTGTTCATAGCCATCCTGGTGCGCCTGCGCTGCCTAGTGAGCCTGACAAAAAGGCTTGTACTCAATACGGGCTGCCATGGTTCATCTACGGCATGGCGGATAAGAGCTGGTTGAAGATCGACCCTTGAGTCGTCGGTAGAATCAGAGGGCATAGCGAGTGACGGCAATGCTTCGCAAAATCAGGCTGTATGGGCACCTGGCGGAGCACTGCGGTCAGAAAGTCTTTGAGGCAGTAGCAAGGACACCGGCTGAAGCCATTCGGTTTCTTTTGTGTAACTTCCCTGAGCTGCGCTCAATCATGGGCACTGGGTATTACACCGTCACCGTAGGCCCGCACACTTTGCAGCTGGGACAGTCTCTAGAGCAGCTGACTTACCCGTTAATGGCTGATGACGACATCAGAATTATTCCTGTTGTGACCGGCGCAAATAGATTTCTTCGGAATTTGGCGTTCATCGCTTTAGGTGCCGCCTTGGTCGGCTTAGCAATAGTTACCTCAGGGGTCAGCGTTGGCTTGACTGGTTTTTCTGCTGGAACAGGTGCAACGGCTGGCGTGCAGGCAGCAGCGTTTGCAGGGAACATCGGAATTGGACTGGCTTTAACCGGCGTTGCCGGTTTGTTGTCGCCCACAGTGCCTACGCCTGATACCGACAACGATCCACGTAACAACTTCAGCTTTTCCGGCGTGCAAAACACCAACCGAGAAGGCGTTCCGGTTCCGATTGCCTATGGAGAGGTGATTGTCGGTAGTGTTGTTGTATCGGCTGGCTTGAACGTCGAGGAGCTTGAGTAATGCCCAAAGATGAACTGAATTCAAGACAGGTTGCCAGGATTATTGACTTGGTAAGCGAGGGCGAAATCCAAGGTTTTCCATCTGCCAGTGGCTTGACCGTTGGCACTGATGCCTACCACTTAGCGTCTCTTAAAGACACCTTTTTCAACAACACCCCTGTGTTAGGTGCTAGCGCAACGGTAACATCTGGCAGCACTCTCAAAGATGCAAATATTGTCGAACAAATGAACTTTGACATGCGTGACTCTAAGGTCGAGAGTCGCCTAGGCACGCAAAGTCAAAGCTATCTTGAGAACATTGGCGATACCACTCAAAGCACAGTTCTCGTAGGGGCTGAACTTACAAAAGCGAATATTGGCGATAATGAGGGCAATTTTTTCCTTTATGGCGGTTCTACAAATAGAACTACCGAGAAGGTGGCGGTGGGAGCAACTGCAACACCTGTTACGCGTCAAATAACTGATACCGACGTAACAAGCGTTCGTATCACGGTTGGTTCCCCATCGATGACGGTTGCAAAGGATGATGGCAGGGTCAGGGGCGTTCAGATCCAATACAAAGTAGAAATCCAATACAAGGGAGGTGGGTTTAACCCTGTTGACTTCGGTGATTTTGAAAATTACAGCAGTTATTTAGGTAACGGTGACTTTATTCTCCAAGGATATTCCCCCGATCTATATCAACGAAGGCATCTTATTGTTTTTGACGAGGACAAAATACGTGCAGGGACGGCTTTCCCTGTTGATATTAGGCTAACAAGGCTTGGCCATGAATTTCATAATGACACAGTAGCTATTGCAGATGATTTAATTTGGTATGACTTAACACTAAAAGTAGGCGAAAAAACGCGATACCCAAATAGTGCTTTAGTTGGTTTAAAATTTAATGCTGAGCAATTCCCTAGCATCCCGCAGCGTAGTTACAGGATACGCGGCATCAAAGTGCGCATCCCGCACAACGCAACAGTGCAAAGTGATGGCTCGTTGCAATACTCAGGGACATTCAACGGCACGTTAAAAACGACAAAGGAATGGACAACAGATCCCCCGTTTATACTTTACGACTTGTTGACATCAACTAGGTACGGATTAGGCTCTCAAGTTCTCACGCCAGAAGAGCGAGCTAAAGACGTTGCAGGTACCTTTAACGGCGCCTCTGATACTGCTAGCAATCTTGATTTATATAGTTTCAAAAAGGCTAGTGAATACTGCGGCGGGTTGGTTGGCGATGGCGCTGGAGGGCAAGAGCCGCGTTTTAGCTGCAACGTGCTTTTACAAACTCAACAAGACGCTTTTAAGTTAATTGAGGAAATGTGCTCTGTATTCAGGGCAATGCCTTTCTGGGAGGTTGGTGGCATCACTGTCGCTCAGGACGCTCCTGACGTGTTTGCTTATACGTTCAACCAATCCAACGTCACTCAAGCTGGGTTTAGTTATTCAGGATCAAGCCTTAAAAATCGACCGACATGCGTTTCTGTTAAATACTTCGACAACGACTTAAGAGACTTTGCTTACGAGTTGGTTGAGCTAGCTGAAACATCGTTCAAGCCGGTAAGAAAGTACGGCTATAACAAGCAAAATATCACAGCCTTTGCCTGCACTAGCCGAGGGCAGGCCCGTCGGCTTGGCCTTTGGTTTCTTTACTCGGCACACAACGAAACTGAAATTTGCAGCTTTGAAACTGATATTGCTGCAGGCATCACTGTCCGGCCAGGGGATTTAATTAAGATCGGTGATCCCGTCCGTGCTGGCAAAACCGTCGCGGGTCGCATTACTTCTGGCTCAACAACGACAGCAGTCAAGCTAGACCGCAGCGACGTGGACATGTTTGGCGCCCAAGCGCCAAGCACTTTCACGCTCAACGTTATCACTGAAGGCAGGAATGACGACGGCTCAGCCAAGACTGATCCAAGAACAGGCGCGTTGGTTTATGAGGTTCAAGCTATTGCCGGTTCAACGATTGTTGGCAACACAGTCACCCCTGGCGAGACCTTAAATAGTGCGCCTGTTGCTGGCTCTGCGTTTGCTATTGGCTATGACGGCTTAGCCCTAAGCCTCTGGCGTGTTCTTAGCGTTGTTGAAAACGAGTCAACTTATGGAATTACTGCTTTAGCGCACGCAAGGGACAAGTATTCAGTTATTGAGGCAAGCCATACATTTACGCCGCGTGATGTTACACAATTAGCTGAAAAGCCAGATCCTGTAACTAACCTGCAGCTTCAGGAAATTCTTTATGAAGAGGGCGACAAGGTTCTTCAGCGTGTCGCGGTCAACTGGCAGCAGTCGCCACGAGCAAATGAGTATGAAGTTGAATTCAAACTTGATAATGACAACCTACAGAGACATGTTGTAACGACAACAGGCTTTGACATTATGGATAGCCAAAGGGGCGTCTATGAAGTCAGAGTTTCTGCTATTGGTTACGGCCTAGATGTAGCGCAAACAGGCAAGCGGCGTTCGTCTCCAACAGTTGCCACTATCACCACTGTCGGCAAAAGCACGCCACCTAGCAACATCGCTAGCCTCAACATCACACCAATCGACCAACACACCGCTGAGCTGCATTGGCCTGAAGCAGCCGATCTTGATGTCAAAATTGGCGGCACGATTGAGATCCGCCACAACCCGCGAACTACTGGTGACATCAAATGGTCGCAGTCAGAAAAGATTGTCCCAGCTGTCAACGGCAGCTCAACCAGAAAAATTGTTCCTTTGTTGAGTGGGCACTACCTTGTTCGCGCAAAAGATTCTGTTGACAACTATGCACCGTTGACAGGCATCCCCACAGCTTTAGTTGAGCTGCCAGAGCCGCAAGACCTTGAGGTTGTCCAGACCTACACCGAAAGCCCCAACTTCACTGGCACGTTTTCGCAGGCGTTCAACAGCACAACAGAAGGCGGCATCACGCTAGAAGCTGACGGCAAGATCGATGAAATCACCGACTTTGACAGCGTCACCAACATTGATTTCTTTGGTGATGTGGTCTCGGTCGGTAGCTACATCTTTGCCAATACGCTTGACCTTGGCGCGAAGTATGACGTCGAGCTGTTAGCCAACCTGAAGATCAACACGATCAACCCTGACGATTTCTGGGATTCGCGGTCAGACAACATCGACACCTGGAACGACATCGACGCTGACGACCTGTCGGAGACCAACGCTGAGCTGTACTCAAGGTCTACCAATGACAACCCCAGTGGTTCGCCTACCTATGGAACTTGGGAGCCATTTGCCAACTCCACAAAGCGTGGGCGTGGGTTCCAGTTCAAGGTTGAGATGGAAACCTCTAACGACTCACAGGACGTTGTGGTGCAAACCCTTGGCGTGTCGGTGAAGCTGCAACGCCGCACAGAGCAGCAGCGCAACATCAGCAGCGGCACCGGAGCAAAGGCGGTGACGTTCCCATCTGCCTTCTACAGCACGCCAAGCATTACGATCACGGCGACCAACATGGCAACGGGTGATTTCTTTGAACTGAGCAGTGTGAGCAGGACTGGCTTCACCATTACGTTCAAGTCATCTGGCGGTAGCATTGTGAGCAGGAACTTTGATTATCAAGCCGTCGGGCACGGCAAGGAGATCACCTAATGTCTCAAGCTGTTGACTATTCGCTCGCTAACCAAAGCGGCAGTGCATTCCGTACTGAGCTGAACTCAATTCTTGGTGCGATCCAAACGCTTAACAGCGGGTCATCAGCGCCGGGCAACCTAGTTGCTCACATGGTGTTTTTAGACACCAGCACCACCCCGGCCACGCTCAAGATACGCAATGCCGCAAATGATGGGTTCATCGTTCTAGGTACTGCATCCACGAACTTCGGTCTGGTCAGCGCATCTGGTGCAACCTTTACGGGTGACATCACGCTGAACGCTCGTTCAGATGTGCGCTTCGCTGACGCAGATAGCAGCAACTATGTGGCCTTGGAGGCCCCCGCCACAATCTCGTCTAACTACACGCTGACCCTCCCAGCGGCTGACGGCAGCGCGAATCAGGCACTGAAGACTGATGGCTCTGGTGCGCTTGGCTTTGCATCCTTCCTGCTTGCCACTGAAACCACGAATGGTCAGGTCGTTACGGGCGGTGTGCGTGGAGCGATTACAACGCTGACCGATGCGTCAACGATTGCTGTTGACATGGATGACAACAACAACTTTCTGGTGACGCTGGCTGGCAACAGAACACTAGGCAACCCCACAAATGTTGTCGAAGGACAGACCGGATTTATTGAGGTAATTCAGGACGGCACCGGGAGTAGAACACTCAGCTATTCGTCGAACTATCGCTTTGTTGGCGGAACTGCGCCGACGCTGACAACGACAGCTAGTGCAAAAGATGTGCTGGCGTATGCGGTGCTATCTGACGAGAAGATTATGATCACAGCACACCTGGACGTTAAGGCTGCTTCCTGATGACAGTTCCCGGTAATCTTTCTTCCCCTCTGCTTGCAACTGCTGCTGCGGCTGGTGCTGCTGCTGCAGGGCCGATAAAATCGCTGCGTTTCAACAACAGTGATAGTGCAAATTTAAGTAGAACTTTTAGCTCTGCAGGCAATCGCAGGACGTGGACTTGGAGCGGCTGGGTAAAGCGCGGCAAACTAGGTACTGGCAAGTACTCGTTGTTTGGCGGAAG